TTCTTTGCTCTCTAGGTACAGTGCTCCAAGAGTGAAGTCATCTTGGCTGTACATTCTTATTACACGTAGTTCCATAGTCACAAAGGTATCCTATATTTGTGAAATGGATTTAATAGAGTTATACAACAAGAGGTTTGCACACCTCTCCGACAAGGGTAATGTGCATACGTATATACAGCGGTACTACAGCAAGGAGTTTTTTATGCCCGAGCGGGTATCCAATGTGCTTGAGATTGGCATTATGGCTGGAGGCAGTTTAATGCTATGGCACGAATGGTTTCCCTCAGCGAGTATCGTAGGCATTGATTTAGATGAGAACGCATTGTTTCAATACAACGATAACTGCGGAGAGCAAGAATACGATAGGGTAAGCATACGCATTACCGATGCCTATACAGAGAAATCAGTAGATTACTTTGAGGACGACCACTTTGATTACATCATTGATGACGGTCCCCACTCCCTCGAGAGCCAGAAGTACGCTGTGAAGCATTATCTTCGCAAGGTGCGTCCTGGTGGTAAACTTATCATTGAGGATGTGCAGGAGCAATCCTGGTTAAAAGAACTGTTGGACGCCGCAGACCCCGAACTGGTCGCAGGACACAAGGAGATAGTTCTGGATATAAAGCGCAGACCAGACGATATACTATTAGAGATAACACGTAAGTAATGAAGTACCGCACAGGAGACCCGAAGAAGAAAAAGAAGAAGGCACAGGTCCGTGGTGTTGATGTAGACAAACTACCCGAGGGACGCATCGCGCCTTATGGTGAAACCATATTCGACAAGTACAGCATTTTTGGTAAAAAGAAGAAGAAGAAGTGAATCGCTACAGAACAAATACAAATAAACCCACCAACAGAAACAAGAAGTACAGAGAAGGCGTTCCTGTAGGGGAACGCGTTGTGTTGGATGAGGTAGATGTTGTAGCACCTAAGTTCAAACCTAAAGGATTATTCAAAGGTATACGCAAACGGATAGCGCGAAACATCAATCCCTATTCTTACGAAAATGCAGGTGAGAGAGTATCGGATGCTGTACTTCGTAATAAAAAAGAACCAGAAAATTCATTTGCAAGATCTGGAGAATCACTGAAAGAGCGACAAGCCTTGTTGGATATAGCGATGGGTCAGCCTGTACGCGATACAGCGATTGGTTCAATTCAAACTTCACGATACCGTCCTTCTAACTCATCAGATTCATCAACAACCTACTTTCGTTCTCCTGTAACTGAGGAAAACATACAGGCCAAATTTGACAACATACGCAACATGCAAACTATACCTCAGTTCGCAAAGACAAGGGAGGGTGTAGATTATCAGAACCTGTATGTTGACATGCGAAGAAGGGGACAAGACTTTGGAGAAAACGTCGATTCTGCAGCCGCAGCAGCAGGCATGAATTACTTACGCCGCCGTAAAGATAATGGGTATGGTTGGAAAAATCCTATTGTATACCCAGGGGATGAGTCTTTTATAGGACGAGGAGACGCCTACAACAATATGTATGGGGAAACTCTGGGTAATTTTACAATAGACCTCGGTGAAGACGACAAAGGAAAGTACATAAGTTATTATGACAAGTGGGATCTCGACCCACTCAACCGAGATACAAAGAAGTTACAATCAGCATTAGGTGTTACATCCCCGGAGATTTATGGTAGATTGTACTACAAAGAAAACCCAGACGGTTCCATTACATACTTAGACGGAGAAGGTCGAGGTTCTAAAAAGAAATACAGAAATGAAACTAAATAAGACTAACAAGAGCGTTAAGGTAAAAGCACCAGAGGGATACCACTGGATGACAGAGGGTGGACGCCACTTTCTAATGAAGGGAGACTATAAGCCACACAAGGGAGCATCACCAGAGGCGCCATTCAGACTGGTAACCCACGATAAAGGGAAGAGCAGTCCTGCTATGGATGCTGCTCGGAAGGCGAAGAAAGGTTAAACGGTTCTTCACCCCTCATCTTTCTATACAGGCGGGCCACATTGAGCCTGCCTTTTTGTGTCAAAGCATAGCGCACCCTATAGTTCATCTTGGTTTCATCCCTAAAGAAATGGTCCTCCATGTTCTGACTGGGCGTGAGTTTATCGAAGTGCTTGTATATCCATCCCTTCTTCATTAATGGATACACGTATCTGTCCGCTAACTTCTTATGGCTCTTATCCATCGCCTGGGATAAGTAGGCTATCGTCCAAAACTCCAGGTCATAAATAAAGAAAAGGATATCCACCTCGGCCTTTCCCAGATCCATAGTTGCCTTAGCATCTAAGTACAAGAAGTGTAGGTTCTTCATGCCGTTCTCAGTGATGTATCTCTTGTCTATTTTAGAGAACTCACGAAACTTCTTCTTTCGGCTTACAGTACTTTTTGGCATATGAGTATCTTTGTTAGGTAAAAGTAATACTATGGCATCACTTAGTGGAAACAAAATTAAAGATACGTACAATCTAATCTTAAAACTACAGAGCGCAGAGGCATCATCATCTGAGCAGGTAGTAGAAGATGGAGCAGGCAACGACACGGCACTTAAGATATCTACAGATACAGTAGAGACTACAGGAAGTTTAAAGATATCAGGAACACCATCTACCTCGACCAGCGATGTGAAAGCACTGATGCTGAGTACATCGGGCGTAGTAGTAACGCGTAACCTCAGTACCAACCCCATAGGGACAGCATCCCTTACTGCGAATGCGCCACTATCAGCAACAGGAAGCACCATTGAGTTGGAAGATGCAGGCAACCTCACGCAGGTTACCTCACCAGCAAACAATGACAAGTACCTATTGTGGGACGAGACGGCAAGTACCTACGTATACATTGAGCAGAGCGACCTGGCTACGGCAGTATCTTCACAGATATCAGCGACACAAGAGCAGTCGCTATTCGCAAGACCACAGCAAAACACTGCGGTAAACAGCGCCTCACTCACGCAGATTCAATTCGCAGAGATTGTAGGCGACTCCTCAGCAACAGGGTCGACCTCACAAGCAACATCATCAGTACTCTTCGGATCTGATACAAACAGCATCCTACAGTTATCACAAGTAACTGACCCAAGAGATTCAATACTACTGAATGAAACCGCAGGGTACTACAAGGTTACCGTATCGTGTGAGTTGAGATCGGTTGCCAACACAAACGTTGACCTACAGGTATGGGACTCAAGCAACTCCGTAAGCGTTGCACGTTCCTTTAGAACTGTTAACAACTCAGATACGTACCACGCAGAATTTAGTGGGCTCTTCTACAGCGACGGATTATCTGGCATTAAACTTCAACTAAGAGCCAAGGCTGGCGCATCGGGCGTAGAGATACAGCAGGCAAACAGTTTCTTTAAAGTTGAGTATATTGGGGCAAACACTGCCTTTTAATGGACAATGAAAAAAGAATAGAACTCTTTCACCTCCTTAGAATTAAGTTAGATGAGATAGAAAATATTTTGGAGCACTACGGTGGAAAGGACAACTACCTATCTACCTACTGCTTTGGGGTATACACACCCGAGGATGATGAGAACGACGAGAAGTACGAACTCATGATGGGCATGCACATAGCAGAAGAATATGAGCACACACTTATGATGGAAGCCATAGACGAATGCTATCAGTCTAACTTAGACGACCCCGAAGATGGAGACTCCAGTAAAATAAATTATTGGCTAAATAAATAAAATGGAACTCATTAGAAAAATCATCATCGGGCAAAACCCGAAGGATGCTATGGCGTATTACGTAGGCCAAAGAGCAGGAGAGTCAATTATCGATTCAATAGTACTGGACGAACGTTGTTTTGTAAAACACGGTATTCGTCGCTATCTTGTGTACATCTATAACAAAGACCAAGGCATCATGCTTTGGAAGACTGTAGATGACATGCCAGTATTAATTGAACACGATTGCGACTTTGAATGAAATCACTTAGACATTTTTTAGTTCGTGTACCCAACGTAACACGAGACACCATCAACGTTAATGGCGAGGATATGTACCTGGACACGAAGTTCAGTGAGTTCGAGCACCGAACAATGGACGGAGAAGTAGTGGGGCTACCCGCTAAGTACGACACAGATGTGAACATCGGAGATACCATGTACTTCCACCACCACGTTGTGCTCGGGGGGAACCACCTCATGCTATCAGACGAAACCACACAACTGGAGGAAACCAAAAAGCGTGGACAGTTCATCGACCCAGATGACGATATATATGTAGTGTACTACGATGATGTGCGTGACCCTATATCCTGCCAGGCATACGCCTATAAATCTAAGGAGACAGGAGAGGTTAAACTGCTGAGTGACTGGATATTCCTCGTGCCCGAGGATACTGCGGAGGAAGAAGAGGAGAAAGAGATTATGGTGGGCAACCAAATCATTTACCTCACCCCAAAGAAAGAAGAGCCCGAAGAGAAATACGGGTACGTAAAGTGGGGCTCACCAAAGTTAGAGGAACTGGACCTCTATCCTGGAGATAAGGTTTTAATACGCAAAAACTCCGACTATGAAATGGAAGTAGATGGAGAGAAATTATATAGAACTTTTATTAAATCCATCTATGGCAAAGTCGAAGAAGTATAATAACATACATACCGCTATGCGCCTCATGGAGGCAATGCAGATTGCTATAGAGAATATGATACAGGAGATACAGAAGCCTGTGGATCAGGAACTCAGTGGCTCACAGCGTAAGGCTGAACTGCAATCCATAAAGCAAACTGCGGTAGATGCTAAAGAACTTATCGTTGAAAGAGAAAGACTCGAACAACTTATCAAAGGACTCCAGCAAGATGGAGAAATCAAAGAAGAACGAGACTACTCGGGAGGATTCGCAGAGCAATACTCAAAGTAATCAAGTCTTTATATACTGGGATTATTAAATGGCTGGACTTGTAGAAATAGAAGAGGAACTTGTAGTCAACATATGCCCTGACAAAACCGAGGGTGAGGTCGAGGTATACTTTGACTTACCCATACAATTCCCAAAGCAACCCGCGAAGAAGGATATACTATTTCACGACAAGCCCAAGGAAGAACAATACTGGCAGAGGATACCATTACCCAACGACTTAAAGAGAGTAAAGTCAATGGAAGAATGGATGTCTATGCCCGAGGGATTCCGAAAGAAATACACCAATTACATTAGTGAAGAATATAAAAGAAGACGCAATGGAGTATGGTTCTACAACAACGGGGTGCCTACCTATGTCACTGGAAACCACTACTTTTTCCTACAGTGGTGTAAGATTGATATCGGATACCCATCCTACCTTAATTTTCAAAGGGAACTATTCATACACCTCGACGCTTGCATAGCAGACCCCAGGTGCGTAGGGCAGGTCTACGTCAAGTGTCGTCGATCTGGGTACACCAATATGTCCGCCGCAGTGCTGGTAAATGAAGCCACACAGGTTAAGGAGAAACTTCTCGGCATTATGTCCAAGACAGGTACCGATGCACAGGAGAATATATTCATGAAGAAGGTAGTGCCGATATATAAGTCACTCCCGTTTTTCTTTAAACCTATTCAAGATGGTACTACCAACCCCAGGATGGAACTCGCTTTTCGTGAGCCCTCAAAGAGAATTACAAAAAACAACAAGACTTCATCAAGAGGTGAGGCACTTAACACAATTATTAACTGGAAGAACACCACAACCAACGCATACGATGGAGAGAAACTACATATGCTCTACCTGGATGAGGCTGGTAAGTGGGAGAAAGGTAATGACATCCGCGAAGCCTGGCGCATACAGCGTACTTGTTTGCTTGTAGGTAGAAAGATTGTAGGTAAAGCAATGGTGGGTTCCACTGTAAACCCCTTAGAAAGAGGGGGTAGGCAGTACAGAGAGATATACTATTCCAGTAATGTCAACGATAGAAACGAAAACGGCAGAACAAAGAGCGGTCTCTATAGAGTATTCATCCCCGCCTACGATGCACTCGAAGGTTTCTTTGATATACACGGTAATCCTGTTGTTACTGATCCTGAGAAACCAGTGCGCGGTCTTGAAAATGAGTATATATACTTAGGATCAAAGACCTACTTAAAGAACGAAAGGAAAGGACTCTCTGGAGATTCGTATGAACTTAATGAGGTTATACGTCAGTTCCCCTTTACCGAGGCCGAAGCATTTCGCGACAGTGCGAAAGCATCGCTATTCAATGTTCAAAAGATATACGAACAGATAGAATACAATGAAGACCTCTATCCCTCGCCTGTAGTTGTCGGAAACTTCAACTGGAAAGGAGGACAGCAGGATACCGAAGTTATCTTCAGCCCTGATCCTAACGGACGGTGGAGGATAGCCTGGATGCCGCCAGTAGAACTGCGGAATAAAAAGAAACCCGAGAACGACTGGCTCGGATGTGCAGGGGTGGATAGTTATGATATCGATGCCACAGTAGACGGGCGCGGCTCAAAGGGTGCGTGTCACTTCTACAACAAATTCAATATGGGGCATCCCTCTAATATGTTTGTAGCAGAGTACGCCTCACGCCCACCGCTGGCTAAGATATTCTATGAGGACATATTGATGGCCGCTAAGTTCTACGGATACCCAGTGTTAATCGAGAACAACAAGTACGGTATAGCAAGGTACTTTGAATCAAGGGGTTACGACCACTTCCTATTGAATAGACCTGCACACCTCACATCAAATTACGGCAGCAAGACCAAGACAAAAGGAATACCATCAAACTCCCAGGATGTAATACAAGCACACGCCCAAGCGATAGAGTCTTACATACACGCACACGTAGGGCTGAATGAAGAAACACTGGAGTTTGGTAAGATGTATTTCGAAAGGACCCTCGAAGACTGGGTAAACTTTAAGATAGATGACCGTACCAAATATGACCTTTCTATATCAAGTGGATTAGCATTACTTGCAGCGCAAGGGCCTAAGCAAGAGAAGAAGAAATCTGATTTTAAAGGCAAGACTTTCTTCCGAAAAGGTCAGATAATTATACGAAGATAATAAGAAGTATATTTGCAATAGTAGCAATCTTGAGTATGAACAACGAATATAAAAACGGACAGTCGTCTTTCCCAGATCCGCTATGTGGTACTGAGGAGAAGATGTCCAAGGGATATGGCCTGCAATATGCAAAGGCTATGTTTGCTCAGTGGATTGGTAGTGACTATCAAAATTCATTGTACGGAAGACGCAACAGCGAAATGGAACGCTGTAGAGATTACGCACAAGGAACACAGGACACATCAATCTATCGGCAGATATTAAACTCACTCGATAACAACAACGGAGACGGTACTCTATTAACACTGGACTATACCCCAGTACCCATTGTTCCTAAGTTCGTTAAGATTGTAGTGAATAAAATTCTCTCAAGAGAACCCTACCCTCAGATTGAAGCCATCGACCCCCTCTCTAAAACAGAGAAGGACAAGAAGAAAAACGCTACTGTATTGCGTATCGAGAATCGCGATATGATACAGGAAGCAAAGTCGTTAGGTCTACGCGTAAAGCAAGACCCAGAGCAACTTCCAGAGACACCAGAAGAAACAGAGATATTCTTAGATACCAATATAAAAACCGACGCAGAGATATCCGCTCAGATTGCTACTGAGATGACATTGAAGTGGAACGACTTTAATCAATCTATCTACCGTCGTTGTGTTGAAGACTTAACAGTACTTGGATTGGGTGTCGCTAAAAGAAGTAACGACCCCAACTACGGAATCAAAGAAGAGTACGTAGACCCCAAGCGTTTTATACACAACTATACAGACGACCCTACATTCTCTGACCTCACCTACGCAGGGCACTTTAAGTACATCACCATCATGGACCTCAAGCGTATTGCTGGCAATCAGTTTACTGAGCAGCAGTATGAGGAGATTGCAAAGACCGTGATGAACAAGTACGGCAACAACCCTACGCAGTTCTCTACCACAGGATCAGGATATGACAGACCAGGGACACGCTACCGCCAGGGATACGACGAGTATAAGATTGAGGTTCTTGACTTTGAGTTCATGTCGGTGGATGATATCATCTACGAAAGAAAAGAGTCAGCATACGGAAACATTGGTTTCTACTACAAGGGCAATGAGTACAACGCACCTCAGCAGTCTGTGTACAACAGAGAGGCAGTGTACATGAAGAACGCTACTGTATATGGTGGTACATACATCACAGGTACTGAGCACATCTTCAACTACGGGCCGAAGAAAAACATTCCAAAGAACGTTCACGACATCTCTCGTGCGCGCCTTTCATACAGCATCGTAGCAACAAACATCCGTGGGATGATACCTAAGTCAATGGTATCCTCAGTGATTGGGTTTGCTGATATGCTCCAGATTACACACCTTAAAATACAGCAGTCCATTGCTAAAGCCAAGCCCGACGGTTTGATTATAGACATCGAAGGATTGGAGAACGTACAACTGGGGCGTGGTGGTGACCTACAGCCGTTGGAGATTCAAGACATCTACGAACAAACGGGTGTCTTCTACTACCGCAGTAAGAACCCAGAGGGTGGTTTCCAAAACCCACCAGTAAGAGAGATAGGCAATAGCATACGAAACATACAGGAACTGATTGCACTATACAACCACTACCTGCGTATGATACGCGATGCTACAGGTATCAATGAGGTCATGGACGGTACAACACCTAAGGGAGAAGCCTTGGTGGGTGTAAACCAAATGGCAGTGCAGGCAGGTAACAATGCTATATTCGATATCACTAATGCCGCTATGGTATTGTATCAAAAAGTATGTGATGATATTGTTCGTTGTCTACAGGTTATCCCTCCAGATAGTATCCTGTATAAAGTATATACAAACGCGGTTGGGGAAACCAACATGGCGGTTCTAAACTCTTTCGATAATCTCTCGATGTACAACTTCGGTGTTGTCGTCGTCACAGAGATGAACGAGATGGATAAGCAGTACTTAGAACAAAACATACAGATTGCTCTTGGACAAAAAGAAATTGACCTTGAAGATGCGATTGCCATTCGCCAGATCAAAGACATCGAGCAAGCAGAAAGACTCTTGGTGGTTCGCAGAAAGAAACGAATCAAGCAACAGCAAGAGATGGCCGCTCAACAATCTCAGATGACAGCACAGGTGAATGCCCAGCAAACGCAGGTGGCTGCACAGATGGAGATGCAGAAGAAACAAATGGACGCACAGATAGAGGCCCAGCGTATCCAGTTGGAGACACAGGCGAAGGCTCAACTTATTCAACTCGAGTACCAGTACAAGATTCAGATTGAGGAACTCAAAGGACAGTTCGGTGTGGTGGAGCAACAGATTGAAAGCGGAACACAACAGCAACTCGAGAGCGAATCAGAGAACCGTAAGGACCAGCGAATAGATAAACAAGCACTGGCACAGAGCAAACTTATTGCACAGCGCCAAGGCGAGCGTCCACCTTTGGATCAGGACATAGTAACTAATTTAACCCTATAAAAAATGGCATGTTCAACTTGTTCATCAAGCCCTTGCTCATGTGGTACTGCGACAAGCGTTAACCTTAACAATGCATCGAATGTAAACATCTGTTGCCGTAGAGGTGATACGTTTAAACTTGAAGTAAACATCAAGGACGCCAATGGCAATGCTTTAGACCTTACACTGTACACCTACAAGATGGAGGTACGTGAATACGACAACGGACCCATAGTAATACCAAGCACAGATGTTACTATCACAGGGTCTGCTGCGGGTGTATTGCTTATTGTAATTGCAGCAGCCGATATGAATGTAGACGCAGGGACTTATGTATATGGATTACAAACGACACTGATTGCTGACAGTACTATCGAGACTTGGCTATACGGCAAATTTGAGGTTGTACAGGACATCGTTCAGTAGAACTACAATGCGCCAATGGAAGAACCATTTGAAATAGTCATTAGGAATGTACTGGCTAATCGTATTACAATCCAACCTAAGGCTTCTATTGGCTTAACACGACAGCCTAAGGCTTCTATCGGCTTAACACTACAACCCACTGCGGGTAATGTAGTGAACATCACTAAGAAAGACAACGTCTCTGTTGGTCTTGTTAATAAAGCAAACATTGCTGTTACAATAATATATAAGACACCGAATGTCATTACGATTTACCTTGGACATAGAAACAGGTGAATACGAGAAGGCAGAGTAGCCTGATCAGGAGAGCAAGACAGTCACTTTAGAGTAGTCTAAAAGATTTATATTTGCTCTATGGCAAAAAGTAAATATGCAAACTTTCTAAAGCGCCACGGTCTCAAGGGATTCAACAAACCTAAGCGCACCCCAGATCACTCCAAGAAGTCACACGTCGTTGCGGCCAAAGAAGGCGATAAGGTAAAACTAATTCGCTTCGGTGAGCAAGGGGCATCAACTGCGGGTAAGCCAAAGGCAGGTGAGTCGGACCGCATGAAGAAAAAGCGTGCATCATTCAAGGCTCGTCACGCTAAGAACATCAAGAAAGGAAAGATGTCTGCTGCGTATTGGGCTAATAAAGTAAAGTGGTGATGGTCAAGAAGTATAGAAAAGGTGGTAAGTCCAAAGTAAACGAAGCAGGGAACTACACAAAGCCTTCTATGCGCAAGGCGTTGTTCAATAGAATCAAGGCAGGCAGTAAGGGCGGTGATGCAGGACAGTGGTCTGCACGTAAAGCGCAGATGCTTGCGAAACAATACAAGGCTAAAGGAGGGGGTTATAAGTAATGGCACTCAAGAAGTCACAAGAGTCCCTAAAGAAGTGGACCAAACAAAAGTGGAGAACCTCTGACGGAACAAAGTCGGAAGGGAAGAAACGCTATCTACCAGACGCTGCATGGAAGGCATTGTCCCCAGCAGAGAAAGCCGCAACCAACAGAGCCAAAGCGGAGGGTAACAAGAAGGGCAAACAGTTCGTAGCCCAACCAGACAAGATTAAGAAGAAGGTAAAGAAGTACCGCAAGTAGTTCACTCACGGAACACTACGTGGTATTCCTTAGATTTGTAATATAAAAACTTAAACACATGAGCGCAACGCTACCTTACAAAGTAATTGTGTCAAACGTTGATTTAAACACAGCAGATGGTGCTGGTATGACTGGTATGGAATTTCTTTCGCTTGACGATGCAAAAGCGTTCGCGACTGCCATTACCACTGACTACACCAGCGCATACGTGTATATTTGGGACGGAGTATCAATCTTAGAATATTAAATAAATATGCTGCCATATAAAGTAATTGTTTCGAATAAAACTTTTAACTATAGCGGCACTACAGAATCTGGTGAGGCAAGTTTTGAGTTTCTATCACTTTCAGATGCAAAGGCGTTTGCTACAGCACTCGTAGCGAAATACTCCTACGCAATAGTTTATATTTGGGACGGATCAGGGATACTGCAATACATCGCTGTTAACAAGAACGGCCTTGTGTTATGGAGTGAGTTCGATGCCGACACCCAAACCTTTCCTTCAACCGGCTCGGCCGAGTTTGACGGGGCGAGTGATTACATCCGTTTAACGGAATCATTTAGCAATACAGAAAACACTCTTTGCGCGTGGATATATTACGACGGAAGCGCAACAAGTAATGAATATCCATTTGACAATAGAGATGAATCAAGTGACGATGGCATTCAGTTGTTTGTTCGTTCGGATGATACAATACGATATCGTCTAAATTCTGAATCCGTTACAAGCACAAGCACACCCATAAACGAATGGTTTTTTGTTTCTGGTACATACGATGGGGATATTCAAACGCTTTACATTAACGGAAGTATAGAACATCAACGTAGTAGCGTAAGCACCACAATTGACGTAAATGCGGGTTCTCGAATTGGAGTAAATTATACTGAAGCCAACTTCTTCAACGGCAACCTCGCCAACGTCGCAATATGGAACCGCGCACTTTCAAGCGATGAGATTAACTCCGTGATGTGGAAATCGTACGACGGGCTAACACCGAGCGAGACGAGCGGCCTACAAGCGTGGTATAGTTTAGATGACATCACAAGCCCAGCGGCGAGCCTTGCGAATATGGAGCAACTTGCGGCGGATAAAGATGCAACAATTGAAAACAAGGCGGCCATCACGGCGGCTATAAACGCACTTTCTTAATATGGCACTAATAGACAAAGCAAGCCTTTTAATGGTGCCGAGCACCTACGAGGCGGGGAAATTATACAACGTTTTACCAAGCGGGAACCGAGCACCGGATAGCACGGGGGAAAATAGCGGGTACGATCAAACCCGTGCGGACTTTGATTTTGACCGCGGAAGCAACACGGCGGCAACGCGAGTGAATGCGGACGGGTTAATTGAGAAGTATCGGGAGAACTTACTAACCCAGTCAAACAACTTCAGCGATTCGGATTGGACGAAATATGGTGGCGTTACTCTAACAAGCGGACAAGCAGACAAGGACGGCGGAACGGATGCGTGGCTTTTGACAAAACCAGCGGCGGGATTTACGGGAATTGGCGAGG